CAAGTCTGGCTTCGGGCACCATTTCTATATTAATCCAAAGATTTTAAAATTACTTTTAGAATCAGCCTTTTGGGTCGTTAGCTCAGTCGGTAGAGCAGCGGACTTTTAATCCGTTGGTCGAAGGTTCGAATCCTTCACGACCCACCAATTCTTTCTTAAGTGGCGATAAAATGGCGGTGAGATTTCCATTTTTTACACTTTCATTCATAAATTATTTATCTTAGTGGCGATGCCGCCAATCATTAAAAAGTGAAATTAAAATTTCTTATTAACTATCACGTAAAAGATAAAAACACTTTATAAATCAATATGCTGTAATCGCCTACAAACTTACACAGATCTCTTTTAAGTGAAAAACGCTGTAAAACCCCGTAAATTTTACAGTTAAGATCTCTATTCTTTCATTAAAACGATCTCTTTTACTTCAACCATTTACCCAATTTTTCAATCTGAAAATTAACTGAAAAAATGTAAATTTTTAACGCAAATTCGGCGGGGGAGGAAGTGGATTTTCCGTGCCTTGTGTTTTTACGTGAAAAATTTCCGTGGAATTGTTTTATATTGCTTATTACGTATATTTATTTGTTATAACAATAACTTAGATTTTCCGTGGTTGATGTCTCTGATATGTATATCGTGGAGATAAAGAAAAGCCGCAACATTGTGCGGCTTTGGTTTTATATGAATTGCGGTTGTTACTCAATAATCGGCGAAAGTTTGCCTTTGATTGTTTTTGCTTGGCTTGCCTGCTGAGTTAATGTACTTGCTTGATCTGGCGGAGGTGAACCTCTGTGCGTATGCGTTGCCAAGGTGCTTGCAACTTCGCCCAATAGTTGAATGGTATCTTCCAAAAGTCTAAATATGTTTTGCCCTTCTGACCCCATATAACTGAATGGCGCCACAAACTTATTCTTTTCGTCTGAAACACGTTGCGCTAGTCCTACAATTTTTTCTTGCAGTGTTCCACCTGTCCCTACAGTTCGATTACTTGCCGTGGTGTCATTGATACTGCCCAACACGCTAACAGTTTTATTTCCGCCAATAGTTTCCGTTTTATCGGAATCAATCGTCACATTTGACGTGCCGATTTGTTTTACTTCGCTGTCGGTTTCGATGTAGCGTTCAAAGGATTTATCTGTAATCTTCTGATCAGTTTCTCGAATCTTATTGCCTGCTGCATCGGTGCGTTCATACACTTCTGGGCGTTGCTGTTTGAGTTGCTCACCCGGTGCAACACTTGGTACTGTTTTTCCTTGTGCTAACATCGTGCGCACAAAAGGTTGATCGCTTCGCCCATAAGCAAAACCCACTTCTACCATCGTTCCAACTTCGGGAAACGCAAAATCACCACCTTGTGACCCTGTACTTGTTACAGGCAAAGGCACGGCTGGATAAACTGGCACAGTTTTGTCCTCGTTGCCATTTTCGTCAAGGAGTTGCAACTCAACAGCATACTTTGGGCGGAACGGGTCAGAAATATCGCCACCACTTGAAGGATCTGCAATGCCGACAACTTTTGCATATTTTGGCAAGTGATAACCGCCTGCCAGTTCTGGGAATGTTTTTTCCATTTGGCGGCGCTCTGGGCTTTTTTGTTCTGGTTTTCCGTCTTTGTCTAAGTTTTCCCAAGAAAGCACATAATCATCACCGTGTAATTCCACTTTTTGAATTTTGTTACCGTTGATGATTGCACCAGGTCGAATAGCGGCTGTGATAGGAATTGTCATATCATTGCTGCCGCTTGTTAATGTCATGCTTTCGTCAAACTCAATATTCTTGCCTGCCCACCGTGAATCTTTATGCGAACCAACAAACAAAGAACCGTCTGGCGATTGTTGCCACATATAATCGGCGATTTGATATTGTCGCCCGATATTGGCTAAAAGCTGATAACCGCTACCGTTATGCGTAAATAACGAAATCGGCGTATCTGCGTAATCCGCCTTAGGCACTTTCACCGGTATTTTAGTTTGGCTGGTAATCCACGCACACAAATCGCGCAACGTAATATGACGATGCGAACAATTTAAAGGCTTTTCAAACACGGCCACTTTTTCGCGAATGAATAATTTTTTATAGCCGTTTTCTGCGCCTTGCTCCCGTTCCACAATACCGTCAAACCATTTGTAATAATGATCATATTCACCCATTTCAAACACCGCACTTTTGCCAATGCAGTCTTTATCTGTGCGAACAGTTACAAATCCGCGCCCTGTATTATTCAGCTCAAGAATAATTTGTTCGTCTGAAAGCTCTAATTCTTCACCGTCAATAATGCACGTTTTGATTATTTTCATCCGTCAATTTTCCCTAATTCCTTGTCAATCTTGCCCCAAAACGAATCGTCTTGCTTAGTTTGAGATTGTTCAGATTTACCGCCTTTTTCAACCGCACTTTGATTTCCGCCTTGAGCATTTGAGCTTTTCGCCTCTGGTGCTTTTTCCCCTTGTGCTTTGGCTTTTGGTTTTTTCTTCCGTTGGTCTTTCTTCTCGGCCACAGAATTGACTTCGCGCAATGTGAACGAAACCGACCACCCCAACTGTCCGCTTTGTTCCGTTGCGGACACTTCGCCGCTGAATTGCACTTCTCGCATATTCACCGCCTCGGCAACGGTGCAAGATACGCGATATTTGCTTTGCTCGCCTTTGCCGTCTTCCGATTCAGCAAAATTGAATAATTGCGTTAGCCATTCCTTTCGGCTGTATGGGATGAATCCTAGCACGCTCAATTCCTTTGCTTTCACGCCTTTATCTGATTTTTTTGTACTGGATTTTTGCCCGCTCATGTCTTTTTCTTCGCGTTTAACTGACACGCTCATCATGATATTATGCAAATAGATTGGTGTTCCGTTTAGTGCTAGTTGTACGCTTGGATTACGGGCTTGGGTTGGTGCTCTAGCCATTTTGCAACATTCCTTTGATATTCGTTAAATCTGCACCGATAAACATCACGCACGCGGTGAACACGTTGCCCGCCGTCGGCACATTTATTTTGATTTTGGTTTCTGCCACTTCAAGAAAATCGGAAACGGAAAACGCATACACATTCGCCGATTTGTTCAGCATTTTCTCTACTTTTTCGTTATTCGCTTTGTCGCGTTCTTTTTTCGCAGCCTTTAATGCCTCAATCATTGCCATCGGGTCTTTTGTTTGCGCAGCGACTGCAGCCGATGTAGCATTGCGCAAAATGCTTTGCATGGTGCGCGCTGAACCCGGCGTAATATCCGCACTATTTGAAAATGATGGATTCGCTATGGTCGGCGTTTTAATCATTTTAGTTTCTTGCAAATTTTTACTGGATTTTGCATAGTCTAATGCCTGCTTAAATGTTGGCTCTGGCAATAGCTCACGCGCTTTTTCCAACTCAGTAATAAACTGATCAATGTTGCTACTTGTCACCATAATGACCACAACATCCTGCACACCTTTGGGGCGATTCGGGTCGGCATAATCAACCAACTTTGCCGCCAACGCTTTCACGGCATTTTCAGGTGACAAATAGTGATTGGATTTTTCCTTTATGCCGTGCGACCAATTATGCACACCTAATTTAGTACCACTTACAGATAGCGAAAAAGGGGAAATAATCCCCTTTTGTGCGTTTTGTAGTGTTGTTTTTGCCTGTGGGGATAATTTTAGTTTTTGTTGTTTCCACATATTAAACATCACCTAAAATTCATTAGTTTTAAAACCTTCTGGATATTGTTTGCGATTTAATTCACTTTCATAAGCTGTTTTGCAGTGATTGCTATCAAAGAAGATACCGTTGATGAAACGATATAGTACCCGCCAGCGTTTTTTCGGGTTTTTCGCTAATATCGCACCGCGATAAGTGCGGCTTGAGAGGGTTTCATCTGCTGCGCCACCTGTGAGGGCGTTAAACAGTTGGTCTGTGGCAATGACCACGTGATAGCCATAGCGTTTTAATTTGTTTGGAATTGCCATTGCTCAATCTCCTGTTCAAGTGAGGTTAATTCCTCTGGTGTTTTTAAAGCCAACAAACGGTCTTCAAATGCCTGACGTTGCCCAATAATGATGCCAATCACCACAGCAAACTGAGCGGATTTTTCAATCACTTTCTCAATGAGCAAATCTAACGGTACGCCACGCACACGAGCGATTTGTGAAAGCATCGGTGTGGGTGTGTTGTGGTCGGCTTGCCATGCGAGAGCCTCTTTTTCTTGACGGTAAAAACTTTCGATTTCCGTCTGTGGATACCCTGCCAGTAAGCTATTTTTAAGTTGGTCGGCTTTGTCCGCTAACTTATTGAGTAAGCCTTCTTTTTGTTGTGCAAAAAGTGCGGTCAGTTTTTCCTGCGTTTCTGCTTTTGTCATTTTTACCCATTCTTTATTTTTATTATCCCATTTGTGATTATCCGAAGGTCGTCTGCCAGAATAATGCAATTTACCGTTTTCTTCCCAAACTTCTCCTTCTCCAGTGATACTTGCTGATATACCGTCGACATCTGTCTGATTATCAATTAAATACCATCCGCCCCCGTTCAATCTATTCTCAATATCATCAAATATTTTCTTTTCTAAGTTAAATTGTTTCATATCTATCACCAGTTTTTACGTCCAATAACTAACACACTACGGCTGATTGTATTCCCGCCATGTAATCTAATTTTATTGCCGTCGTACACACCCGAAACACCCACACCGCGCGCCCCACCATTATCTGTTACCCATGCAAGCGCATGTCCGTTATATGCCTCAGGTAAATAATATTCTCCTGCATTTCCTGCGCCTAAATTCATCACAGTAATCATCAGTCCTAAATGGCGAATTTTATACACCTCCGTGCCAGCATAGTGGTTTGGATACCACGAGCTCGAAAAATCCCCACGCGTCATGAAATAATCATGTAAAAAACCGTATTTTTTCACCCATAACGAGCCATCGGGGTAAAACTTAGTGTGTAAATCACGCTTGTCTTCATTTATGTTTGATCCTTCAGGGCTTGTTAAAATCTCAACATCGCATGAGCCGTTGCCCATATCTCTAAACCACAACGATGCTCGGGGTGCATTATCCGTTTGATAAAAATCAACAAATCCTGATGTACCTTTGCCATCTGCTTTATTTTTTACAATAAAGCCTTTTGCAAAACCACCCGAATAACTGCTGGCAACAACAAGATTTCCGGACATCTCATCGCCTGATTTAGACACGCGCCCATTTGCATTATTATTTGCTGCATTTGCCGATGATTGCGCATTATTAGCTCTATTTATGCCATCATTTGCACTATGCTGCGCATTGTCTGCAGCAGTTTTTGCTTCCACGCCTTTGTCATAAGCCGTTTTAACCGCTGCACTGGTTGCGACGGTGTCTGCGCTATTGCTATCTACGCGAGACGACTTTTTACTATTCGGAATATAATTTCCCAAATTACGCTGAATAGCATCAATTAATGCTTTTAAGCCTTTAATTGCTTTCGGCGTTGCAGCCATATCTTCGGCATCTGAATCATAGCCTGAGAACAATTTTACAATGCCACGCTTAACAAGACTTGCAATAGGTAACTTGTGCGTATGTCCGAGTTTGTCTTTGGTGTTTTCGGTTGTGTCGTCCAGTGTTAGAGGATTCATTCCTAAAAACGGTGAAAGCAAGCGACGGTCGGTTACGTTGCCTTGGCTGTCAATGTCGGCAAGGATTTGCACATAATGCTGGCGATTTGCGGTATCCACATAATCTGATTTTGATTGCGTGAGATACTTAATTTCGGTTTGGTATTCGCCCGTTACGGTGCAATGATGCACAACATCGGCATAAACTGAGCACGGTAGATTGTTTGCGGTGAGGTTATAAAGTGCGGTTAAATCCATACGCACCCCTTCAACATAAGCTACACCTGGTTGAATAGTAAATTGATTACCTGTTTTACGTTTAACCAGGAAACCATCATCTAAGAATACCGCTCTACCATATAAATCACGATTGGTTAAACGGATTTTCTCATCAAGCCCGTGTAAACGCACCGTAAAATCAATTTGCCATGTATTAGCATTAACATTAATCCCAGTTAATGCTTTTGCACCTGAAAATTCTAAAAGGATATTTCGGGTAATACTGTTACCTTGTACAGCATTTTTATTACGAATTTTCTTTACTGGCGCAGTTTGCACAGCAACAGCAAGCATATTTTTTGATTTATTGATCAAGCCGATGAAATTGAAATCAAAATCGCCTACTTCCGTACCAATCGTCACCGAATACACCACGGCATTTTCATTTATTACACCACTTTGTGATACGGATTGACGGTGTACAATTTGTGCTGATGTCGGCATAGTGAGATATTGCGCAAGATTGTTTTCATTTAAACCCGGAATGTTGGCGAAAATAAATTCATCAAACTGCACCGTGCCACGTGCAACGGTTTGTTCTGCAACGTAACGTTCAAATTGTGGCGTAATTAAACTAGCCATAAATAAACCTCTTATTATTGTTGTTATTATCAGTTTACTTTCACACAAAAACTTTGATAATCGTGATTAAATTCGCCATGGTGAATCGTCACACTTTCTTTTGTAATCACTTCAAAGGTATAACGCCGACAAGTGCGGCCATATTTTCGGATGATTAAATTCAATAATTCCGTTTTCTTGGCTAACTGAGAATCGCTCAAGCGAATTTTGATTACATCCCAGTTTTCCACGTCGAACCTTTCTTCAATTTCTACATACCCGATCCCTAGGCGTTCAAAAATACGGATAAAGCCCGCTTTACTGCCTGCATCTTTCGCATTTAAAAAGGCATATTTCACGCGCTTGCGGAACAACTCCAACGGCTCGCCCTCAAATCGTTCTACGTCGCGTTGATATGCGATCAAATTTAAAATGCGTTCACTGCAGTGTTCTTCGTCTAAAATATTGAACGGAAATTTGACCGCACTTAAAACGTAATCCCACCATTTACCTAATAGCACAGCGATTTTGCTTAATTCGCCTTTATCCATCCAAAAGGGCAATTTTATTTTCATTTTCGCCCCTTACTTTTGCACAGTGACAGATAACTGCTGAATACGCGGAATAGATAAATCGCTTTGAATGTCGCTTTGCCCCCACACGATAGAGGAAATTTCGCTGATGTTGTCGTGGATTTCCTCACCTAATTTCGACCAGCTAAAACGGCTAAAAGGGTAAGTTCTTGTTACACCATAATTATTATTTTCGCGGAATGCACAGCGGATCATATTTTCCACTTGTTGTACGATTTCTTGTTTACGCACGTCGCCGACAAAAATGGACGGCTGAAAGTAAATTGCGCACGTTAAATTGTGTTTGGTTTCCGGCATGGCATAACAAATTAAATCGTCACCGTGGCCATGAAAACCCTCGTCACGCACATGTCGATTGACTTTATCAATAAAGGGCTGACTGGTTACACCTGTGTCTAACAACAAATAAGCGTTTGCTGTACCTGGACCACGTGGCGCATCGTGTTTAAAATAAATTCTGTCCACCGATAAGGCGGCAACTTTCGCAATCATGCCTTTATAAACACTGTCAATGTGATGTTGTCCCACGCTCGAAAACTGTGTGCGATAACGTTCGCGCAACTCGTCATTCGTTTCACGATCTGCACCTGGTGAGGTGAGCCAATTTTCTAAATTTTCTACCGCACTTACTCCTGCAATAGATTCAGGCAGAATACGGTAATACCCTGCAGCAAGGTTGTAGTTTGAGCCTGCATTTTCGGCAATTACTGGCACTGGACCGCGTAATGTGCCTTTAGGGATCACCGTGTCTTGTGTCACTATAAGGCGGAAAATCACATCATTAATACGTTCTGTCTGAATCACTGTGCCCGCTTTAATGGTGAGATCGGTTACATCGCTTTCTTTTTTAAAATGCACGATACCTTCTGCTTTTGTTGCTGCTTTAAAATCTAAGCCCACTGCCCAAGCTTGAATTTGTAACCAACTATCTTTTGCAGTTTTTACAAATAAATTAGGCAGAATTTCCGCGATTAAATGGTCAGTCAGCCACTTCACAGGCTTAACCGCAATGGCAGTAATTAATCGCCAGAATGGACTCATTCGGCTTGTATTGGTGATTAAGCCTTCTTCTGCGGTTAAGCGTTCAAATTCTTGACGGATTTGTGTTTCTTCCGTGGGTAAGCCGCTTTCCGCTAACATTTGTTTAAAATTTTCACTCATTTAAACGTAACTCCAATTCATCAAGTCGCCCAAATTCATAAGTATCTGCAGTGATAAATAATTGCCCTAATTTTTCTTCGGTAATAAATACTGTACCTGGGATTAATCGCACATCTTCCTCAACCAATAACACCATTTGCAAAATAATGTCGCGACGTAAAATGCGCGAACGTTCCGCGATAAGTTGTGTCGCTAATCCACTTTCAAGAATGGCATGTTTAATATCTTGTGCGATAGATACACGGTTGTCGCAGATAACAGGCTGACTTCCGCTATCTAGCGTAATGTCTTCGCCTGTAATCAATAAATCAAGGTAGAGTTTTTCCATTCATCACCCCGCGGCCAACTGTTCGCGATTGCGCATTTCTTGCCATACTTTATTTCCATCGTTGCTGTTGATGGTGACACCGCCGTAATTAATCGTTTTCGTTGTTTGTTGGTTTTGTGTAATAGCTTTGCTGACCGATCCGCTTGGCATTTTGGTAAATTGCGGTTTCGTTTGCTCGCTCAATTCAAATTTTGGCGATGTGGTATTCAACGTCCCAATTTGATTTTGCATTTGTAACGCTTGCGCACCGATTGATGCACCGACAGCTGTCGCACTACCCTTCATTGGTAAAGCGCTGTCTTCCCATTTAGGGATCAACGGAATATTGATACCTGGCAAATTGTTCGCTTTTTCAATAATGAAATTAATGACATCCGTAAATGCATTTACAATACCTTTAAAAGCTCTTGAGAAAATCTTTCCCAACTCCGATGCGATATTTAAGAAACTTTCAATTGGTTTGTTACTGTCCCAAAGTGCGGTTATCGCATTCCATCCGTCAATCATTGCACCGATAGAAATAGCAAACACATCTGCCATAAACCCGAAGGAACGAGCGACTAATTCCACGGCATTAAGCACGATATTAAATACGGTACCTAACGCATAGCCCATATCTACGCCGAATTGTTGGAAACTATATGCCGAATCGGATGCACTACCGAATAAGCCAATAATTTGCCCAATAGTTGAGCCGATGCGTTGCAATGCACTCCATACAATCGCAAAGGCAGAAAACAACGGCGCGAAAGATACCCCAGCCATTTTAAATCCTTCGGTAAAGCCAGCTATAAATGCCATAAATTGAGAACGGAATTTATAAATTACAATACCCAACCCAATCACAGCACTTGCGACTAACATAACTGGGCTGACTAAGAAAGAAAATGCCACACCAATTGCCGAAACAATACCGCTCATCAAGGTAAGTGCGGCTGTTAAACCGGTGAATCCAATTAATGCCCCCACGGCATAGCCAATCCAACGGGCAATATTCTTGTAAGTCCGCAACCAATTTGTAAATTCTTGCCCCATATCAGCAAGACGATTCATCACAGGCTCAAGTTTTGCAAGTATCTGTGTGCCAATGGCAATTTTGATATTTTGGAAAATGGCAGTAAATCGCATCCATGAATCCGTCACAGTTTTTGAAATTGCCATGGCATCATCAAGGGTTTTCATTTTGTCGATTTCTGCAATATCTGCTTTGAGTGAATCAATTTTCGGTAAAAGATTGTTGATCACTTGTGCCGCCTCTTTCGTACCGAAGGCTTTTTGCAGTTCATAGAGATTTTCGGAATTTAACTCTCCATACTTGCCTTTGATTTTTTCCAAAATATCAATCATCGGCAGCATCTTGCCTTGAGAATCGAGGAAAGATAAACCCAGTTTTGATTGTGCTTTTACCGCGCCACTTAAAAAGGCAGCGTATTTTGTACCGGCTAACCCGCCTTCAAACACATTTTGCAAGTTACCAATAACGGCAAATTGCTCTGCAGTTTTAATGCCGTGGTCTTTCGCTGACGAACCTAAATTTGTGTAAGCCTGCATTAATGATTCGCCAGATGACTTGAATTTATTCGCAGTCACAGTGGCTTGTGCTGAAATTTGTTCAACCCATTTTTCTTTACCAATTTTGGCCGCCTCGTCACCAAAAATTCCGTATAGCTGGGAAATATACGACCCCATGGCTTTAACATCTGAACCAGTGGCTTTTGCAAGGATGTTAGACCCTCTTGAAAAGGCGATGAGTTCACTGTCATTTAAGCCATCAATGGCGCGCGCAATTTCATTTGTAGAATTCACTACGTCCGTTGCTGCGCCCCCATAAGTGGCGGAAAAATCAAGGGCGAAATCAGTGATTTTATCTAAACCCGCTTGATCTCGCCCAGTGGCTTTAACTTCGTTCAACGCACGCGTAAAATCAATGGCGGGATCTAGGGCGTTTTTCATCGCTGCACCCGTGGCAATGACACCTGCAGCGCCTAAACCAATTCGGCGCATTGCATCTTCACCGCGTTTGCCTAAATCATCAATGGTTTTCATCACGCCTTTAAGTGGTGCGGAAAGCTGATCATTTAAGCTGATGATGTACTCAAGCCCCTGAATTGCCATTGTTTAATCCTAAAATACCTTGGCTATACCGCTTGCCACGGCATTTGCCTGTTGTTCGAAATACTGTTTATTTAACCATATTGCGCGCGCTAAGTTGTAGTCGCTGTTATCTTCGTGTGGTAGATAGTGCATGCGTAGCGCAATAGCTTGCGATAAGCCATTGCGCTCTATGCTATCCACACGCGAGGCTAGTTTTTTACCGTAATATTAATTTTAGGTACTAATACCTCATTCACTTTTCCCGCAAGTAAACCTGCAAGACCCGGTACATTAATTATTGCTAATAAATCTTCTTTTTGCTCACGCGCTACAATCGCAAGTAGATAATCTTTGATTGGGGTCACCTTATTGTCAGTCGTAATGTCATTCATCATTTGATCATATGCGCTGTTGTCTCGGAGAAAAGTGAACTCAACCCCTTCAACATCGACTTTGACCGAATCTTTAAGATTGCCAGTAAGTTTATCTAACAAAGTTTGTGCGTTTGTTTTTTCCATTTTTAGTTTCCCTTTTGGTTTCTGTTTTGGTTATTAAAATCTTTAATACACTTGTCCATCGCCGTGTAAGCCGTGGTACAGGTTTCAATACGATCTAATGCCTGATTCAGCCCGTCAGCTAAATCGCCATTAGTTTTAATATTTACGCTTAACGGTCTACATTCGGTTGTTTGTGGGCAAATTAGCTGTAAATTATTTACTTGTGGCTCTTTCGTTGAGCACGCCAGCAACATCATCAGGCACGCGGCCATAAGTCCAAATTTTATTTTCTGCATTGTTTAGCACGTCCTTTAGTTGTTGCCGGCGTTGTTCGGCTTTTTTGTTAGCTTGATTGAGTTGCTCGGTCAATTCCGCATTTTGCGTTTCATACCGTTGCAACATCGCTTTGTTTTGTTCAATGGTTTGTTCGCTTTGTTTTAACAAAAGTGCGGTCGATTCTGCTTGTTTTTTGTAGTGCAGAGTTGAGCCAATACAGCCCACAAAAACGATCAAAAACGCACCGATTACCAAGAATTTAAAATTCATTATTCCCCCAGACAAATTGCCTTTTCTTTTGTGCGGCGCATTTGTAATCCTTTTAATACTCGACCGCCCGATTTATTGAAATCAGAAATGTGATTGCACATTAATGTCCAGTCTTGCGCTTTTGCTGCACGATAAATCGTTGTAGGCAATGTCATGCCGTGTTTTTTACTGTAATAGCGCTTGATATTGCCACAGCCTAAATTAAAGGCTAAAGACACCATGGCATCATATTGCCCTTGATTCATTTCTCTGCCGTTAAAATCGGCGTTGATACAATTTTCTGCCTCTTTAATGTTGCGACGTAAATCGGCGGCCACTTCGTCAATGGTCAAAACTTTACTTTTATCTACGTTGTGGGTATTGCCTACGCCATTAGTCCATACATCGGCAGGGCATTTATATGGATTGCGCACACAGCCTTCTAGATTCACAATCATGTAAACTGCTTGTGGGCTGACTTTGTTTTGCAATTCTGCTGGCAAATCTTTTTGTTGAGCAAAAAAAGCAGTCGCAACAGCCGCCGCAGAACATAAAATCATTGCACCAAATTTTTTACTCATCACTAATTCCTAATTTTTTCGCCTCAATTTTCGCCGCCAACATTTTGTAGGCTAATTCATCTTTACGTGCTTGCACGTCTTCTTTGTATTTTCGGTAGGCAATCCATACTGATGCCGCACCAAATAAAATACCGAATAATGATGCCCATTCATGCAAGCTATATCCTGAAATAAGCGCAGTGAGTGAGCCAATAAACGGAATTGTGCTATCTATTTTGCTATTCATAAAATCACCTTAAAACATTTAGGAAACTGACCGCACTTGCTTTTTTATAATTGTTGTACGTCAGAACGGACAGCACCTAAATTCGGTTAACCGATAAGATCACGTGTATCTTCGTCGGATAAATAAGGCACACCATTAATGCGCACGAAATCTGGGCTTGTGACAAAATATTTCAATTTTTTTGTGCTTTTCGCACCGCCTTTGGGGTCGATGTTTAACACGTCAGTTAAAATAATTTTGTTACCGTAGGTTTCCACTTTGTCGCGCACACCGCCTCGCATCGCAAAGAAGGTAAAATCTACTTCCGGCAAGCTACGATAACTGCCTGCACTTGCTGCAGCCTGTGATAATTTTTGAAAGTTTTTTGAATCGAGCTCAATTTCACCTTCTGCGGCTACATCACCGCTTACCCAACCATCAGGAATACCACGGGTTAAAGCCACAGCACTATTATCACTAATGGATAGATTCACTGATTCCACGTGGATCGGAAAGCCCATCATGTAGAAATCAAAACTCATTCCGCTGATTCGTTCCATTTATTAATCTCCTAAGGTTTCTAGATCTAAGAAAATGTTTGCCGTAATATCTTTCGGGCAATCGTAAGGGCGCACTTTGATGTAAATCGTCACCTTGGTTTTGCTTTGCCACACAATCGTGATGGCATCATCTTTAGGTGGCATACATTCGCCTGGAAAATCCTTGCCGTTGATGGTTGCGGATTTGCTCATGTCGCGCATCGGTTTGGCAAAATAGCCTTGGTGATACGCGGTACTTGAGGTTGTGGAGTTAAAAGAGCGGTCAGCAATTTTTGCGATAGCCAATAAACGTACTTTACGCGCGACTTTATCCACTACTCGGACGTTTTCGATCACTTGATAATCGCCGCCTTCCACGTCTAATGTGCGACCGTCCGCCCAGTAATAACCGTCATAATCGGGATACCACATCGGCACAGAATAACGTGCAGTTTCAAGTGATTTTAAATGCGCCAGAGTAAGCTCATTGCCATCTTTGTCTAACGGTTTTTCAGCGTTACCCAATGAGACCAAAGCCCCCGTCTGAACTCTTGCGGGACTGTCTGCCACTGTGACGGCACGATTTGCCAATCGCCCTGCCAATACGCCCGCCTCATTGCCGAATAGTAAAGGCACAAGGCAAACGTGATCGGCGACAATGGTTTGTTGCAAAGTGGTAAGTTTCTGCACATATTGATCCCATGTTTCACCGTCAGATTGATCATGATTAATACCTTGTACGGCCTGAATAAAGAAAGTTCGGCGACCAAATTTAGCAAGTAGTTCTGCATAGCATTCTTGCAATTTACCAATACTTGCTTTATCTACGCCTAAATATCTGGTATTGACACAATATTCAAAAGAGGCGGTTTGATTGGCTTTTTTCACACATTCGACAAAGTCATAGCCGTCTTCTTGTGCAATATAAACATGCGCAAACCAGTTTTGCCCCGCATTAAGCATTGCCGCACGCACTTGTTTTTTTAAGTCTGTATCGGTTTCGCCAAATACTTTGTCAAAATCGGAATCAGGCGTTAATGCCAATAACTTTCCTGGATTAACGGTGCCTACGCCGACAAACAAGGCGTGGCGTTCAATTTCCTTAGTTTCGCCACTTAACTGATTAAGAGCGTTAATTTGTACAGATGGGAACATTCTTTATTGTCCTCTTATTGTTGTTTTTGAGTATATTTTTGAATTTCCGCCAAAATAATCTTGGCGTTTTCTTCTTCACGTGTATCCAAGAATGGACGTTTTTCCGTTGGAATTATCCATTGCGTTAAATGTCTACTCGGATTAATACCATTCTTTTCTTCCAGTTTACGTATAATCAAACTGGCTTTCGCACGTGATAAGGTGCTGCGGATTTCGCTTAATGTCGGCTTGCGGCGTTTCGCTTTGCCGTTTTTTGTTTTACCGTTTGCCACGGTATAACCTAAATCTTTTAATTTCTTTGCTTGGCGCAAGGTGCAAGGGTCTGACCCAATGCCACCTTTATTTTTGCCTGGGAACTCCGTTTTTTTAAATAAGTGCGGAATTCCTTCTTGGTGTTCTTGCGCAATTTCGCCCGTTCGTTTTTGCTTATAAAACAATGCGCCTTGCGCTTTTTCGGCTTTACTGTTGGCTAACTTTGCAATTCGGCGTAGCATTTTTGCTGTGCCGTTTTTTCGTTTCTTCCAACTTTCGCCCATCGGGTTACGTTGGTTTGCCGCACTTTTCACTGCTTGGCGTTTAATCATTTGCAAAGAGCGGATTAAAATTTCACGTTTTTTCTTATCGGGTAAACTGATGATTTCAAGATCTTTCAGAAACTTTTTTAAGTCTTCTTTATCAATCCCCATTCGGATGTTCATGTTCAACCCTTACGACAACGTCAATTTCTTCTACTGTGAATATTTCGATGCTGTCCAATCGGTAATTCACACCATCAATTTTTAATTCTCCTTCGCTATCTTCTATTGCCGTGAGTGGCTCACGGAAAGCAATGGTAAAGATTAAATCTGCCGTGTTATCGTCGATAATGTCTAAATCAAATGGGATTTCATTTTCATCCAATACATCGCGCATGGGGTCATTTTCGTTTACCCACACTTGAATATGCGCCATTAGATAAGCGGGGGAAATTTCGTTGAATGGCAAAGCCTCAAAGTGAAATACACCGTTATAGGAAAGGTGGCACACTTCAATGCCGTTTTCGGTCACTTGTCGCCCTTCATTCAATAATTTGCCCTCTTCAATCCAGCTGTAAAAATTCCCGTGGTAGCGTTTCGGCAGCTTGGTAAGCAAAAAATCTGTTAATTGCTGATACAACATCTTTTTTACAGCAGCCATACCGATCCCCGTTTTTTACCTTTTAATGTACGAATAGCGTGGGTTGCCTCTGCCAAGAGGCTTTTTTGCTCGGCCACATATTCGCGATTTTGGTGAATTTCTCGCCCCGAAAGCGTATTAAATTCTGGTAACAACTCCGCTTTTGCTCTGGCGAATACTGCCTTCTTGTAAAGGCTTTCTGCGTAATTTTCGCCGTCAATACGTTGCGCTGAAATTTCTTGCACAGAATTGATTTTGCTTTTGCGGTAGTTTTCTTCCACTTCTGCTAAATCAATGTTAATCCCTTGCATAGCAGCAATTAGTGCCGCCTTCACCATTTCAACGGGGATCTGTAATGGAATTGCCCGTTGTTTTTGAAATTCATCAATAGTGATGTCACACCAGAATCCGCTATTTGTGATCGTAGTGTCATCGTAATCTTGTGTTCTGCCGTTAAACATTGCCTTCCTCGCTGTTTTGGAGTGGGCGGGCAGTGAGTTTTTCAATAACAAGATCAAAATCAATTTGCTGTTTTTCCAAACTCAAACCCGCCACTTGGGGAAGACTGTTCGGGTCGTAATCGCCCGATTTTGCTAACGCGTTTAAACGCATGACACAACGCTCAATCATATTTTTTACACCCGCTTTCTGATTGAGTTGGAAAGCGCGGTTACATAACTGAATAGCCAGTACAAGGGTTTCGGCATCATCAATACCACTGGCTTGTACTTTGCCTTGAGGACTGCGTAAAAGCAGTGCCGCCGCTAATTTTAGCCACTTCGCTGTGACAATTTCGTGCAACTTCCACTGGGTCGCCACGTTTTTAAAAGTTTGTGAAAAATATGGCTCCACGGATTGACCAGCTGCGGCGGTTTTATCTGTCCAGTTGTAAATTTGGTCTGCGACAAAGTTTGGCAATGTGGTTTGCCACCCTTGCGGCATAGATTGATTTTGCTCAATTGCTTTTTCAGCCAATGACAAGGCTCGGTCAAAATCAGCAATGTCAAACAAATACACAATGCAATAAACCAAGTAATCATTCTGATAAATTGCCCCTTTATCTAAATATTCATTCACAAAGGGCAACCACTTCGGCAAAAAGCGGTTGCGCTTGTAATCTAATTTTTCGGCACGTGTTGGGAATGCGCGCACCGCATTAACATCGTTTTGTAACGCAATTTCAAGCACTGCATAATCATTACCGTGAGTCGCAACCGCACTTTTTTGTGTGTTGCTCTCTGATACTTGATTAATGTCTGCTAGTGCCTGCATTTGACGTTGAAAATCTCGCATTCCCATTTTTGGTTAGTTCCTATTCTTCACCGTTTAATTTCACTTTGGTATGGTCGATAGCAGTCATTAAACCTAAATCTTCCACAACATAGCCTTCTTGTCGGTAGTAAGATGTCACCACACCTTTTTTATCTTCATCATTGCGCAAAGAGCGACGTACACTTTCAGCTTCAGTGTACACACTTAAGTTTTTAAGTGTTGTCACAGCTGCAGCGCGTGCCGGGAAGTTCGGTGGGGTAATGGCATTCATGCCACCGAATGAACCCATTAAGTTATGTGAACCTAATGCGGCTTTTTCGGTAGGGGTTAAACCATGTTTTTTCTGAATGAGTTTCGTTTCTTTGCTGACTAAATCAGCACCAACAAGGAAGACTAAATCATTTCGGTTTTGATGACGGAAATCTAAGCCTTGTTTTAAGTCAAAGGCTAAATCATCAAGATTCGCATAATCCGCGTTATCGCCAAAAATGGTAATTTTGCCTGATGATTTTGTAGATTCGGTCATGAAGTTGGCCGCACGTTGTTCTTGTAAAAGTTTCAGCCAGCCTTTATTCACATCAGACAAATCTGTTTCAGTTGTATTATCTGCTACGCTTTGACCGTTCCAGCCAATTTGCAAGATATCTAATGCAACTTGGTTTTGGAAATACTCACTATAAAGCTCAACAAGGCGATCTTTAAAAATAGCGAACGAATCAAATAATGCCCATGGCACAATAACGCCACTATCCGTTTCCGCTAATTCAAAACCATTTTGAGTATGATTAAGATTAGCTAAATTACGGCCAGTTTGTTTACGACCAGTAACGCCTTTTTCTGTTGCACCAAATAATTTTTGACCCTTCGTGTGAGCTACTTGAATCATATTAATTTGTTTCAAGAAATCGGAACGCTGTTGAATATTTTCGCCTAACAGTGCTGCTTCAGGTGCTTTAAGTGCAAAACTTTCGCCACGCAGAATTGAATCAATAGGTTGATTAAAATGTTTCGATAATGCGGCTGCAAGTGCATAAAACGCTGTTTTATTCATTATTTAGAATCCTTTTGATAAGTTAATGTTATAGCCGTTTACGCTGTATACATTTTCGTTTTCAACGGTTGGCACGCCAGTTGGCACAATGGTTTGTTCTTGGCTTAATTCGTTGAATTTTTTATCCAACGCCTGAACCGTTGTTAAAAGTTGATTGAACTGTTCCGCTGTTACGCCTTGCGGTTGTTCATCTTTCTTTTCTGTTGGTTGTGGCTCTGGCTTGGTTTCCACTTTAGCTGAAAAATGGCTGTCAATTTTGGTGCCTAAACCATTCATCGCATCAATTAATTGCTTGAACTGTTTATCATTCATTGCATCGTCCTCTTTATTATTGTTGTTATTGGGAGTTGGTTGTTCTTCCGGTTGTTCGGAAGATGAAAAGAATTGTTTGATCGCGTTGAAAAAACTACGTGTCATTTTTTCTTCTTCATTTTCTTTTGCAGAAAAATTCACTTTGACGAACTCGCCAAAAATCATGTCTTTTTGCTCTGCGCTAAAGAATTTCAATTCCGTTGTACCGACAGATGCCGGGGAATCGGTGACACCTAAACCCGATAAATAAGCCTTGCCGCTGTTGCGGAAATTCGGGGTAATTTCAATGCTGGTGAATAAATACTGACCCGCTCTGTTGTATTCGATTAATTCTTGGTTTGGCGCGATGATGGCAAAAAGTTGTGTTTCGCC